CCTTTGTGGCGAGATAAAATTTAACTTCACCCAAATTGGCCACGTTATATTTTAGAATTAAGAACCTGTTACCTTCTTCCTGCATAATTTGCACAGATGCACACATACTCGTCGCCTTTGTAAAGATATTCAGGTATTTTAGACTATATAGTCCACTAATTTTTTGACTTTTTTCGGGACACTCAATACATGTTTCTTGGTTTGCAAAATCTCCTTCACAACGAAGGTTGAGTTTATTATCAACTCTTGTAATTTCAATCTCCGAGCCAATATTTAACATATCTCGGCACAGTCTTTGAAAATCGGCGGATGGTAGGATTGTGTTACTAGTCATAGTGACATCAGGTACTTCAATACGACTTTCGTTGATATCAAGAAGTTTAAGTTGGAACTTTGTACTTGTCTTTTTTGATTCACTTATAATTTCAATGTCCATATACTCTTTTGAATTGATCTCAATTTTGAGAACATCATTATTTGTAATTGTTTTCAAAAGTTTAAAAGTATTTGAAATGTTGATTCCGGCAATGATCTCATCTTGATCGCAGTGGTATTCTTCAAAATTGTCAGCTGCTAAAAACATATCAATGAGAGATGTTCTCGCGGTGTCAAGAGTAACGATATACATCCCTTGAGGACGAAAATAAATATTCACATCATTGAGGATATCTTTCAATACTTCAAACGTTGACCTAATAGCAGATGCTTGAATTGTTACTAATTTCATATTAGTGATTAAACCGCGTTTATCTTTAAATCTGTTGGTCATATGCAACACCTTTGCTAACATCTCTATTAATTTTTTCTTCTAGCTCACGAGTCATAGCTGGTTGTAAAGATTGACCATAGGAATCTAATGAGAACATTTCAGAATCGTTATCATCTCCATCAAGTGTGGTCATAGAACACACACCACCAAAACCCCAATTTGTAACTTCTTTGTTTGGTAGAAGAGAGTCCAACCAATTTTTTATTTCAGCCCCAACGAGGATTTTACCATTTTTGGTCAACATGGTAGGTACACGAGTAATTTTATTACTATACGCAGGTGGAATACCCTGGGTATTGATATTGTGGTAATGAACAAGTTGTTTCAACTGAGGTTGTCTATTGATATATTCAATCACTTCCATAGAGTGCTTGCACCTCGGGCTGTATATCAGTAGAGACATCTACTATGTATATGGTATTTTGTAAAAAAAAATTAACGCATAGTAGTAAAGATGATGAACTGGTCTTTGACGATTGTTCTTATTGTGATTGTCCTGTTACTCACTGTCAGGCGTGAACCATTTACTGAAGTATTCGGTTTTTCAGGACATACTAAACCCACTGGACGTATTCGTTTAGATGATACCGTCCCAGATTTATCTGGTTATAGTCAGGCGGAGGCTAACGTTAACAACGATATGATGCAAGAATTTGTTCTCCAAACGAACAAAGAAATTTCTAAACGCACAGGCCTTTGTACATACATAATTGAAACTACCGGTATTAAGAAGTACGTCGGAGAAGAAAAAGAAATTTATGAATGTGTATTCATGACCGTTAAGAATAACGGTTTTGCATTTGGTTTCTCTGTTGTGGCTTACTTTGAAATGATTAATGGAGAACCCAAACTACTTTCTCTTCGTACACAACCACTTCAAGTTGAATCTGATTCTCAGATTGCTCCATTTGTTGATGGTGTGTCTGGTAAGGAGTTTGTAAACTACGAACTTGTCAAGGAGAAGGCTACACCTACAATTGGTGAGTTAGAAATGGCCAAAAATAAATTACAGTAATTGTAATGATCAACATCAATGACGTAACAAAAATTGATGAAAGGAGAAAACAGATCAAGAAGGAAATCTATACACGAATATACGAACAGTTTTCTCGCAAAATTAAACAATGTGTAGAATTGGGTCACAAACAGGTATTTTTAACAGTACCTACATTTGTCATAGGATGCCCCACTTTTGACCGATCAGCTGCAGCTAGGTATGTGGCTCGTCAGTTGAAATTAGGAGGCTTTCAGGTAAGACTCTTAAGTGATTATGATATCTATGTATCATGGCTAGTACCAAAGAAGAATAAAGAAAGTAGAAAAGAACCAGAAGAACCAGACTTCCCAGATCTTATGAATTTGAAGAAAATGGCTGATAAGTACAGGTGAAAGTGCGTAGGAAGACTGTTATTAAAAACACACTCAATGATAAATGGATAACTTGAATGTATTAGTTGAAGCTAAAAAGGAATACCTTGGTCAACTTTGCCTTATTATGTGTCCAGCTATGATTGAAGTGTTTCAGAGTATATATATTGAAGCTACCAAGCTTTCTAAAGGAAGAAAGACTCTCATTATGTTTCAGCAGCTTCTCAAAGAAGTTCCTAACTGGTCTAACCAAATGTCTTCCCAGCACGCGAGTAATATTGCCGATCGCTGTGCCTGGTTTAACGATCTTCTAGCAGCTGTATTTGTTGCATGCACAAAGATCCTGTCAGCCGTTCGTCTCAAGTCTGACAATAAAAAGATTAGTCTCAAACTTCCAACTAATGAGGTTTTCATTCAGACCTGTTATAATAATGTTGCTAAGGATCTTTACAAGGATCCCTACATTTTCCATGATGAGCAGAGTGAGTACGTAAGAGATGAACAACTTACACAGCGCATTTCTCTCTGCATTGAATCTACCGTAAAAGAGCTCATCCCGGTTCAACAGATTCTTCAGACTTATATGTCTCAAGAAACTCGTGACATTGATCTTGATGGTGAGGTTCAAGACACAGAGGATCCCGATGTGTTTGATGGACCCGAGGAAACCATGGCTCCTGTACAGGAACCAGAGCCCCTTCCCGAAAACGATCCAATGTTGGATACCGATGAACAAATTCAACCAACCGGTCTAGAAAATGAATTCAAAACTGTTCCAGGAGTTCAGGATCCTGCACCGGAGCCAGATCCAGAGCCAGAAATGGTACAGGAACCAGAGCCGACGTTTGGAGTTCCCCCACCTCAGGCCACCGAGGAAGATGACGGTGTCCTATTTGGTGACGCACCAGATCATCGTGTAAAAAAAACTGCGTATAATTAAATGGAGTTATCCGACTATCTCAGAGATCCAATGAGTGCTGCGCTCATAGCCGCGGCTATCACCGCTGGTTACATTCACCTAAAGGCTCAACTTAACAATGAGGGTAAGTTGGAACTTAACAAGTACACCAAACCAGCCGCCCTTAATGCTATTTTGGTGTTTTTCATAGTGTCTAATGGTATTGGACAGAAAGAAGCTATTTCTACTGAACCTTTTTAACTTAAAGATTACATGTATTGTATAAGAAAATGGCGTCTGTCACTGCGTTTAATGACATGCTCTCCCAATTTCTTGTGGAACTGCACAAGACTTTTCCAGAGGAAAAAGGCATCAAAAAGATGACTGCTTCGTTTGAGGTGATCAAGCAGTCCAACCCCAGACTCATTGTTGACGGATTCATGAAGGGTGTAACTCCCTATGCGGATAAGATTTCCACGAAGGATGAGTCCTTCCTTCTTGAGGAGATTGAGAAGATTGACTTCCTAAAGGATCTTAACATCAAGAGTTACTGGACTCGTATGAGTGCCAATACACAAGCTGCTACTTGGCAATATCTTCAGACCCTATACATGCTCGGTACTACTATTAACGCCATTCCAGCGGAAACTCTCTCTCAAATTGAAAACATTGCGAAGGGCGTTGCTGATAAGATGCAGTCGGACGGTGGTGAGCTTGACCAAGATGCTCTCATGCAGATGATGAGTGGCATGCTTGGTGGTATGGGTAAAAATAAACCTTAATATATATTAAATGAAGGCTTGGTTTGACGATCCTCAGCAACTTACCAGATCTGATCAGGTTTTACAATTCTGGCCAAACAATGAACAAACTCCAGAAGACCGAATTAATGCTGCTTCTCGTTTTATAATTTATGCATGTTGCATTATTTACCTTACTCGCCGTGATCCAAGGATATTTGTACTTGGTAGTACTCTTTTAGGTGTTCTTTATGTTATGTACAAAGCTAAGATGATTAAGGAGGGTTATGGTGTGAGTATGAGTGGTGATGAGCGTGGTTGTCAGGTGCCAACTGTTGATAACCCAATGGGGAATGTGCTTATGACTGATTATACGGATGCACCAAACCGCCTTGAAGCTTGTTACTATCCAACAGTTAAACCGTTTGTTAACAGATATCTAGACGATCGTATTCCATATGATGCTGGTAGATCTAGATCCCCTCTCCCCAAATACCAGCGCAATGCATCTGCTCGTCAGTTCGTGACTGCACCAGTTTCAAAGATTCCAGGTGATCAAACTGCTTTCGCGGAATGGTGCTATGGTTCTAAAAATGGCCGCGATTGCCGAACTAACCCAGAGATGTGTGATCCAAATGCCAGAGGTGTTCAGTTAGAGGCTTTTGCTGGTCTTGATCCCGCCGGTGATAGCCGAGTTTCACACCGGGGATATGGAATCGGTCCTTCGTAATATAAATATTCTCACGTTATAATAATAAATATGGCATACCAATTACAACCTGGTCTTGCAATAGTTCAAAATGCGGGCGCTCTCCCATCTGTGAAAGCCACTGAGGAAGTTTTCGTCTATCCTCAGCCCAGTACCCTTAACTACTGCTGTCGTCCAAATACTATGCTCTACGGAACTGCCCCCTACATGGCTGGTAAGGGTTCCCCAGCGCAATATATTGAGGTGAGTGACCAACTTCGTCCTCAATCCACCACTCGGTTTAACAAGGTTATCGTACCCACTTATGAGCGTAACCTCTTCCCACTCACCAATATGGAGTGCAAAGTTCCTCTTCGTACTTTGACTTATGAGCCAATGAGTACTCGCGCGGAACTCCAGAACGGCCTCTTTCACCAAAGATACGCTAATAAAAATGTTACTAAAAAATAAGAATGGCGGATCCCATTTCACTTGCAGCTGTAGCTGGTTTGATTTTTGCTGGTAGATCGCTAAGCACAAAATCTAAACCTGAACCAGTTCAACCAACTGAGACAGCTCAGTCACAAGTTACTTATGAGACAAACGATGTCCCTGAATTTATTGAACGTGATTTTGAACCACGTGTAGATATACAACAAAAGAGAGAAATGGAAAGCTTTGCTGACATTAGTCTCCAACAGAGGAGTGGTGGTCAAGAAATTCTAGGAATGCGAGATCGTATGTATGATACTGGTCGTATGAACAATCTTTCTCCAATTGAAAAGCAAATGGTTGGTCCAGGTTTGGGTGTTGGTTATGATACACCCGCTAGTGGTGGTTTTCAACAACTCTTCCGTGTTAACCCCGTAAACGTTGGTGAGTATCGTCTCACTACACTTCCAGGCCGTGCCGGACCCGCGGCTGATATCACAGGTGGTCGTTCTGCGGTCGTTGGTCAACTTACGCATAACAAACCCGAAACAACTGCTCACCTTCCATCCCGTCTTCCAGCTATGCCTGGACGCGCCCAAGGTATGTCAGGTGCCGTTCCAAGAGCTAGTCATCAGAAGACTATGAGAATTACAAGCCGTGCGGAGACTGGTCATCGCGCGGATGGTTTAGGTTTCAATGGTGCAAAACGTTTCGTTTCTGCTCACACTATGCCACAAGATCCTACTCGTTTCAAGAGTGATCGCAATGACTTACATTTTGAGCATTATGCACATGCGGCTCCAGGTATTACAAACTTCAACGGTGCTTACGCAACCAGTGCAGCTACTAAGATAACTGCCAAGACTAATGAAGAGTTGATGAAGTATGGTTTCCGTCCAGAAGATCGTCGTGGTAAGGCTAACCGTATGGGCAACAGGGGTCGTATGAACGTTAGAGAAAGTGCTTTAAAGCAAGGTGGCGCCCTCACAGCTGTCCGTACCGATACCAGTCGTATTGATGGACGTTTTGCAGCTGCAAACGGTGGTTGGACCCAAAACTACCAGCAGAAGCCATTCCACCAGTTCAATGCCTACAAGGGTAATGAGAATCCCAACTCTCGTACATTAGATATTGCTAAGAGACAACTTCAGAACAACCCATTGGCTCAAAGTATTTGTTAAATTATGATTTTTTAAACAAAAACAATCATTAAAATTATATACATTAATTTTAATGAAGGTTCATACCCTTGATATAGACTCTGGTGAAAGAGATACAAATGTGTATACGTACGCTAATAATTACACGGTAATTCTCAAAGAACCTATTTATGACGTTACACAAATTAAACTTATATCCGCTCGCATTCCAACACCGCAATTGACTACATGTTTTACAAATAAAACCCTAAGCATTTATGATTCTGGTGCACCCAATGACCTTATTGAAGTAACATTAAATGAAACGAACTATGCAGACGGTGACGCTCTGGCTACAGATCTTGATACTCTCATGCAACCACCATTAACATGTATAGACCAAGTTGTTTTTGATTCTGATACTCAAGCTCTTACATTTTCAAATACAGATGTTGGGTCTAGTAATACATTTACATTTCAGTTTTTTGATGGCACGAATGGTTATTTGAGTAACACGGCTGTAACTACACCACACCAAGTCATGGGGTTTTCTTCTAAAAATCCACCAGTCGGTGAAAGTATCGTGTCTGGTTCTATTAACTTAGAAGGTCCAAACTCACTCATTCTTCGTATGACATCTGGGTCAGATGAGTTTACAAAATCCGTGTATTCTACGACACCATTCTACACAGGACACATTCTTTTGGATGGTACAGATGTTATAAACTTTCACGGAGCAGATGATCCTCTTACATACGAATTTTATAAGGGACCGCAGAAATACATAAAGGATATTAAGATAGAGTTTTTCTACATGAGTCATGGACGTCTCATTCCATACGATTTCAGAAATCAAGATCACATTTTAAAATTTGAAATTACGTGTTCTACAGATAAACTTGAGGGACTTCCAAAAGTTCCATTGGAACCTGTTGAAAAAGAGTTACCACCATCACCATCGCCACCAATAAGCATCCCTGAATTTGTAGGGGATTCTTATAGATGGAAAGACTATCTTTCTATCGGTATAATTCTATTTGTTGGTATTGTCATTTTGACTCTTATGAAAAGACGCCCAAAACTTAGCGAGTAATCGCGAAGACAGGCTGGGCAGGCTTGGAGACGCGGGTGGAGATGTTGGAGATGATCATGTAGACCGCGATGGAAAGGAGGGTGGTGAGGATCGCGGTGAGGGTGTACTGAGTGCCACCGTTCTTGGGCACCTTAATCACCTGCTGGATGAACCAACGGACGAGGTCCATCCACGACATAGCAGCCGCGAAAGAGAAACCAGCGACAATAGAGTTGAGGGACTGGGTCTCAAGCTCCTGAGAAACGAGGTTGACAGTTTTGATGGCTTGGGCGGTCATATCGGCCATTGTGAGTTTTTATACTGTATATTTAGAAAATATTATTCGGGTAAAAGCTCTTCTTTTTGTACTAATTTTTTATACTTTGGTTTTCTGACAACCGAGGATTTTGCAAATATTTGTTCTTCTTCATCAGAATCTCCATCGGTGCTAGATTCAGAATCATCATTCGTCGCATGTAATGATTTGTATTCAGAAATCGTCCATCCCTCAGGCTCCGATGTACTCATTACTATTAATAGCATTTTTTAACATCAGTTCTGTCGGGTTTTGGGGAACCCAAGTATCCCACCTGTCAACGGCTTCATTAACCTGAATAAATAGAGGGTTTGTACCAGAATACCTAACAAACTCTGGACAATCCTCAGGTTCAACATCTTCTTCACCTTCTTCCATCTCTTCTTCGGTCAACTCCTGTTCGTAAATTTCGGGCATCATAGAACCAATAGTTTCACCAACTTTATACATAGCACAATACTTCATCGCATATTCCATATCTTCTGATACTATGGTATCTCTTCCACAAGCTTTGGCATATTCGGCTGAAAGTAGAGTAGCCTTTTCTATGATGGGCAAAAGAATGTTGGTCATCGTCTCAATATACTGTTCTAACATTCCACCCCCCGCATCACCAAATCCAGTTTGCATATTCATTTTTAATATTTAATGTCAAAAAGAGTTCGGGCAGTTCCCTCACTTACACGAAGAATGTTATGACTAAGTGCGTAAACTTTTACTTGTCTTGCGTAATCCGTACATGGTGTAAGACTTAGGTTAAGAATTTGTTCTTTTATCAAACTAAAATTGATCTGACCAGTTGGATACCATTTCTCTGGTTCTAAAGCAAAACTATATGAATAAAAGCGTCTTATGAGTTGAGTTTTGGAGTGGTGAATTGCTGCCTGAACAGCTTTAAGAAAAATAACATTACCTGTTTCTTGTGTGATGATTGGCTCACCATCTAGATCAAGTGTAAGATAGTCAAGGTTTTCATACAAAATGTATTTCCCACCTGTGTCAGCTATTGTATTATCATAGTCAAATGGAGTTATGAATTCACCCTCCGCTGTTCCAATATCACCTTGTCTCTGAATAACAAAGTAAAGTTCCTTGACTGGATTTAAAAAATTCATTTTAAAATTACCAGTTTGTTCACCTTGTGCAACATCAAAAATATTTTGTTGAACTTGTGTAATGATATAATCCTTCTTTTCGGATTCAAATTTTATTCTGTCACATGGATCTAGGAATATCACTTCTGCACATAATCTAAAGTCTTTAATATGTATTGTTCCGGGTGTTACGGGTTGAAGTTCTCCAGTAGTTCCCTTTATGATTAGATGATCGTGATCACGGAGTTTAATCTCAATCTCAACTTCTTGTTTTTTAATTGCACACAAAGGTATGGCTAATTCAGGGTTATTATAAAAGTAAAATGGCAAATCCACAAAGAATTCATCTTCTGTATTAGCAGTGCCAATTGATCCGAGGATGTCTTTATCGGACACTTTCGTTGAGACTGTTCGTTCTGGATACTTACCAATAAGTTCTTTAAGAGCTCTCTGTTTTGTCTGTGTGACGTTATGTTCTGAGTAAATTTGAAGATAGTCACTCGGTAATCTTTGAACTACTTTACCACCTATGATAAGATCAACGTATTCAATAAGTGCATGTCCGATAGATTCTATGAACCGAGGATCATCATAAATAATTGTAGAAATACTGGGCAATTTCAACTTCACACTAAGACCGGTTAGTAAGTCACCAGTGTTTTGAGCGATTTTAAATCTCGCTTGACCTCCAAAATCCACGAGGTTTTCTGAGTCTATATTTACATATTCCCTTGCAAAGTTTGTATGTTTTTTGAAACTTTGCAAAAAGTATGTATAGTCTGGATTTATCGTAAAGAACCTGTCTTGAGGTCCAGATGCTAGAAGCTGTACACGACCAGCCATTACTAATATAACAATCTAAAATTTTAAACCAGCTAAACCACTATTCACACGAAGTATATTATAGTTTACTGCATAAATGCGTGTGTTATTATTGTCAACATCGTTTATGGGATCTATTTGAATTGTCAGAAGTTTGTGAGAAATTCTACTCATATTTACCTGACCAGTTGGATAATACATTTCTTGTTTGAGTCCAAAGCTGTACATACCAAACTCAGATTGTCTAAAGTTTGTAGCTGCTACATACTCAGGTGGACTTATATGGTGTTTTAGGGCTTGTTCATATACAAGAAATTTGTGATCTCTGTCAAAAACCGTTTCATTATTAAACTTTAATTTAACGTTCAGAAGTTTATTATATCTGTTAGGGTGATTATCACGGACTGCTTTTTCCGATTGAGACACAAAGAAAAGCTCTCTCACTGGATGTGAAAAGTTAAGCATCACGGACTTTGTATTTTCTCCAGCCTTCATCACAAATTTAGACATTTGAACTTGAGTGATGACATAATCAATTGGTCTGGACATAAGATAGTTTCGTTCTACATCAGTAAGAAATACGAATTCGGTATCTATAGAACATTTTAGCAGGTTAGCAGAAACACCCTCTGTTGCACCACCTTCAATTAGTTCTGTTAAGGGTCTCAATTTAATTTTAACTTCAACATTTTGTTTCGTGAGTGCACAAGTTGGTATAGAAAGACTTGGATTACGGTAAAAATAAAATGGAAGATCCATGAAATATGTGTAATTACCAGAGTAACTTAACAATTGACCATGACCATTTAAGAAATATACAGTTTGATCAGTATCATCATCTGTATTATTAAGTTGTTGATGCATGTAAATATATTCACCTGTGATCTTTTCAATCGTTTGTCCACCTATGAGAAGTTCTGCACTTTCAACCAGGTGAGAAATGATAGAAGGACACCACTCGTCACCACCAGGTGTTGGATCATCTAACGTAACTTTAAGTGTCATGTTTCGGATTGCATCACCTTTATCATTAGGTATGTGATAATGTAAAGTTTTTCCAAAGTCTAAATCCGCTCCGTCAAACTGACTTTCTACATATTCAATCGCAAATTTAGTGTGTCTTTTAAAGTTCATCAGGAAATACGAAAACTGTGGATCTCCTGTGAGCCATTGATCTTGGACTCCAGTGGCGGCAAGTCTCAAACGACCTGACATTCCTATAGTATGTGAGTAAAATTTTGCTAAATAAAACGGAACACTATTGTAGAATGAACCTTCAGTTGAAGAAATTCAAACCCGAAACGATGAGTGATGATCGGGTATGTGTTTTTATTGGTAAGCGTAATACGGGAAAGTCAACTCTAGTCAAAGATATCATGTATTACAAGAAACATCTTCCAGCTGGTATAGTATTATCTGGAACTGAAGAGGGAAATCACTTTTATTCGGAATTTGTACCCGATCTATTCGTATACGGGGACTATGATAGAGATGCAATAGAAAGAGTTATGTCCAGGCAACGTAAACTGGTAGGTGCAGGAAAATCAAACTGTGGAGCTTTCATGTTACTGGATGATTGTATGTATGATTCCAAATTTCTCAAAGATACATGCATTAGACAGTGTTTTATGAATGGACGACACTGGAAGATCTTCTTCATGTTAACAATGCAATACGTGATGGATCTTCCACCTGCACTTCGTGCTAATGTAGACTACGTATTCATTCTTCGTGAGAATATTATACAAAATCGGGAAAAGCTCTACAAATCATTCTTTGGTATATTTCCATCTTTTGACATGTTTTGCAAGGTAATGGATGCATGTACAGAGAACTATGAGTGTCTCGTATTAGATAACACTGTAAAATCTAATAAGATCACTGATTGTGTGTTCTGGTACAAAGCTTCATTAAGAAAAAACTTTAGAGTTGGAAGCCCAGACTTGTGGAAACTTCATAAAAAGATGTATAATCCTAAACATTTACAACAAAGGGAGGATGATGCAAAAAAAGCCACCAAAAAGACTAATCTTAAAATCACAAAGACAAAATAAGTCAGGCTGCGTTACTCGGATATCTAGAAAACATAGGAGTATAACAGATGTCTACCGATATAAATACTCTCAATCTCGCCGATAATGGTGATGGAATGGTACCCCTTAATGACAATCCTACAACTAATTTTGTTAATAGCAATCCTCCAAACCGCGAAGCGTTTTCGCAACCTGAAAAAAATGTGAGTGAAAATAAACAGACAATGGACTCTACTCCTATTAACGATTTGATGATGGAACCCCCAATGATGACCGAAGAGCCTAAAATGCAGGGTATGATGCCTCAAATGACCGCTCCTCAACCTCAGGGTGCCTACGCCGCTCCCCAGGCGCAGCAAGCGGCTACTGAGAGCAAAAACCCTCTCAACCTCACCGACGATCAGATGATTGCTCTCGTTGCTGGCGCCGCCGCTGCCCTCGCTGTGTCCAAGCCTGTGCAAGACAAGTTGGTGACTACTATTCCCAAGTTCCTTAACGAACAGGGGAGTAGAAGCATGGTTGGTCTCGCGTCTACTGGTCTAGTTGCGGCTATTGTCTTTTACTTTGTGAAGGATTACGTCGTGAAGCCCTAGACATTAGGAGTAGATTCCCAACCCATATTAGAATAGATTGATTTATCTAATCCCGAATAATAAGTAATTAAAGCTCCACCGGTCAACGTCGCCATGAGCAAGGCATTCGTCTTAAGTGTCTTGCCCTTGTCAGTTCCGTATTCCTTCAAATCCTTAGCCGTTCGTTTGAATAACTTATTTATCAAGTATGTGAGCACTAGAGCAATCACACTCGCCGCGAAAAAGAATTGACGATCCACCGCAAGCTGTGGAACACGTCCGACTATCACGTGAAACACATTAGGAATCACCATAGTTAACCAGATCAAGTTTAAATAATAATTGTTGATTACATTCGGCACCTGGGTAACACCGTAAACGGCAATCCAATATCCGATCGCTACCAGTAAAACATTCAATGGTGTCTTCATTTGATATGTATGAAGATTATTTATCCTGTATGTGTTGACCACAAAACTTTGTTTTGTCTGGTATCTTCTCGTATATTCCCAAATTTACACAAATATCACGAAGTTCTATGTAATTATTCCAGTATTCACTTGAATGTGAATATTCCTCAACAGTACAATGAGCTAGTTCGTGAATAAGAACATGGAATATTTCATTTACAGAACCATCAAGACATAAAGCAATTTCAGCACCCTTATTAGTATTATACCCAACAGTTTCACCCATCCTTTTAAAACCGGTAATTGGAATACATCTTATTAACATACGAAATTTGGGGTGTTGTGTGTCATCTAGATGTGCCCTGAGAATTTCATACTTCTCCTTAACTTCTACAAACTCCCGTGGTTCTTGTGTCGTCACTAATAGATAAACATTCACAAGAATTAGTATAATGAACGCAATCATCTCTTATATACAAATATAAATTTACTATATAGTTCCGAAATTGGGTTTCCATTAAGTCCTTCCCAAATTTCCAATTTGAATCCCAAATCTTCTAAGTGTGTCACAAGTAGATCTTTATATGCTATAGGTTCGGCTCTTGGTCCATCGGCGTAAAAAGGTGTGTCAACCAAATTTACAAATAACTTCTCACCAAATCCACCATTTCCATGGTCTTTCATCAAGAAAAAATTACCCATGTCATCTTTAAGGGGTGTTCTAAATGTAATCTTCTCTGAATCTGGAATAATCCCAATAAGACGAGCACCGGGTTTCATCCTCTTTTTGATTTCTCTAATTGACCCAAAAAACTTTTCCTTTGTTTCAAAGATGTAATGAAGCGAAAAGTTATAGCAGAGAACATCATATTTACGATTTGGACAGTTATGGATATCACCCTCATAAAAGTTCACCCTCATATGCATATTTTTGGCGCGTGACTTGGCTTCCACAAGTGCATCTGGCTCTGGGTCACACATACTCATGTTAGCGCCACACTTGTGCCACTTCTGTAGATCACCACCAAAACCACAACCAACATCCAAGATTTGATCCCCATTCTTTGTCACAAGTTGAATGAGTTCCCTCTTGGCATTATTGTGGTTTTTTCGGATTTCCTCCATCTTGTGATTTTTACATTTTATTTCTTTTACTTAGGTTTGGATGTCAAACATATGACTAACCCTTGAAAGAGGTAGTGTCACCCACAATTGCCCACTCATGGAGCCAGTGATAGTAGCCTTGAATGGTCCACCAGATTTAGTAACATAGTCGTCAGGTTTACCGTTCTTATTTGCCTCCCACTCCAAATCTTTCACATTGCATAGTTTTGCATCAATGATGAGAAGTTTATAAGTTCCATCAAACTTATCTTTCTTTGACAACATGAAATGATAATCGTAGTGACTTTTACTCAAATGTTCCAACTTTTCTTCCAAAGTTTTGTAACTTGTTGTTCGGGATGAACTAAACTCCACACATGGACCCAGATTATGTGACCGATTATTTTTAAAAACCCCAGACTTACAAGATAGTCTTGACATTTGAACTCCCACAATACTCATGTCTTCTCCAACTTTGTGAGAATTATCCGGTTTCCATGTTGTTTCATACCCCACGTCATTAAAAGAGTTTGAAAGGACTTCTTCCCATATGGTACCGGTGATTGGTTGACGAAACATTTTGTGAAATGTATTTACATTATTCTGAACAGAATCAACGAGTTTTTTCAGAGTATTTTGATTAGACAAAAAGTAGTGAAAATTTGGTTTGAAAGTTAAATTCAGTTTTATGTATTGAAGATTCATAATACATAAATGAACCCTAATTTCGGGTTCTTCCATGATTTCAAATAGACTTAAAACTTTAAGAAGATTGTTTTGTATCTATGAGAGAAGACATCATTAATGATGACGTTTTGAACGTACTTAGGAATCTAAATGACGAAAGTGCACAAATTGTCATCGCTGACCCTCCATACAATATTGGGAAGGACTTTGGGAATAAAAGTGATAAACAACCCATGGATGAGTATCTTAAGTGGTGTGACGAATGGATTGAGGGATGTCTTAGGGTTCTAAGGAAAGATGGAACAATGTTCATTTATGGGTTTAGTGAAATCCTCGCTCTCATTCTTTCAAGAGTTCCCCAAGATGTCAACCGAAGATGGTTGGTGTGGCACTACACGAACAAGACAGTTCCCAAACTTAATTTTTGGCAGAGATCCCATGAGAGCATCATTGTACTATGGAAAAGTGATAAGGTATTTCACAGGGACGATATTAGAGAACCTTATACAGACGGTTTTGTAAAAGGTGCAGCGGGTAAGAAAAGACCAGCTACAAAAGGTAGGTATTCAAACGGTGAAACTACGACAACATATACAGCTCACCCAAGTGGGGCACTTCCGAGGGATGTCATCAAGGTACCCACTCTAGCAGGAACAGCCGGAAAGGGGGAGAGGGTAGATCATCCAACCCAAAAACCTTTGGAATTATCTGAGAAACTTCTAAAGTCTTGTAAACAGGATCCAGAGAATGGTTTTGTTCTTGTACCATTCGCGGGATCTGGAAGTGAATGTGTAGCTGCCAAGAAGCTTGGGCTCCCATTTGTGGGTGTTGAGATTAATGAAGAATATGTAAAACTCATCAAGAGTAGATTAGATACTCAAGGTAATTTGAGTTCAATGTCTTCTAATGAGATTGAAGATGATGGTAACCAGTTAAATAAATAGTAATGAACACTAGAACTTCCCATAAGAAACTTCTGCTTCTCTAGATTTGGTATACCTTGACCAATATCTAAAGTAGTAAACAAATCGTAGCCCAAGTTCCTAGCGATGAGGAATGCATCATTATAGACATCCCCAACTATGTAAAATGAATACGCCTGATAAATTGTAGATGTACCATCTTTTCTTTCATTCGGTATATCGTAGAAAGAGATGAACGTGTCATCGGAATCGTTTATGTATGAATTGGCTGGAAGGATCCAATGTTTTACCCACGATTTATCAATCACGGGAGCAATCTTGAACTTCCTGAAATGATTTTGTAATATCTCGGTTACCCTCGGGATGTCCCCTGTATGCATTTTCCTAAACTGAGAAGTACCACGAACTTCAAGATATCTTTGTTTCGTTTTATTTGCAACCTTGTAGAACCCGATATCCGAAAGTTTCTTAATATTGAGGATGCGATGCCAATATGTTGATTTTGTTATAGGACCCGGTAACTTGGCAACGGCTGTGGCGTAAGCTTGCCAAATATTATTTGTATTTGCAATTCGTTTCATCTCACTAATTAAAAGTGGTGCAAAACCCATGGTTCTAAAATCATCGTGGACACAAAGGAAATTAATCTGAACCATGTTGAGTACATCTTCACAAACACGCACCCTATTTGGAACACTAGAGATGAACCCAATAAGTTTTTGTGTCTCATTATGAACAATACCTCTATTTTCGTAACCCTGTGACTCAGCTGCCCATTTAAGGGTCTCAAGTGAATACTTAAGTCTAGTTGTTTCACTTGCTAGATAGTATTGATTTAAGAGTGGATGAGCCTCTTCAACTGAACACACTTTCCACGAAAATCCATCTGGAAGTTTTATGGGTTCTTTTACAATCTTCTTTTCTTTCTCAATTTCTTTCCCTTTTTCATAATTGAGACCTTCTTGTGGTAAGGGTTGCTTATCCCAAAAAGTTCTCATTGGTATGTAATCACATAATTCTTTTAAGCGGGCTTAAAGTTTTGGTGACTACATAGTATATAATATGTCTCTCGAGCAGGATTATACCACCGTTCCCGGTCAGCTCTTTGC